AACTATATTAACTGATAAACCAAAATTTTTAGAAAAACCTAATATTGGTCTTGATCTTACAATGTTTTCACTATTACATCAACTTATAACATCTATGGCAATGCACGGAAATGCTTTTATACTAGTAGATAAAGATCGACAAGGGCGTCCAGTTCAATTAACCCCAGTACATCCAGAAAAAGTAAAAGTTGAAATGAGCAACGGAAGCAAATCATATTATATACAAAGTAAAAATAGTAAAGAATTTAATCGTAAAATAACTTCTGATAATATGTTGCATTTTATTTGGTATAGTTATCCTGGTCAGTTAATTGGCGTTAGTCCATTGCGAACTAATTCAAATACATACGGCCTAGCTTTAGCAATGGAAAGACATATAGCGCAATTTTATGGACAAGGCGGCACGCCAAGCAGCGTGTTAGAAACCGATAGAGATTTAACAGCTGAACAAGCAAAGGCATTAAAAGAAACTTGGCTTGGAAATCATCATCGCAATAGAAAACCTGCAGTTTTAACTGGCGGATTAAAATGGAAAGCAATTTCAGCAGAAGCTGGCTCAGAGTTAATAGGAGCTCGAGATCAAATTGTGCACGAAATTGCAAGAGTATTTCGAATACCGGCGCATTTGTTATTGTCAAAAGATGGGTCAAATGTTTATTCAAATATTGAAAGTAATGGATTAGCATTTATCAGGCATACATTACTTCCGTGGATTCGCAGAATTGAAGATGGTTTTTCATCGTTACTACCAGGGAAACAATTTGTAAGACTTGACACTGATGAATATGCAAGAGGTGATCAATTAAGTAGGGTCCGGTCTTTTCAAGTTGCTATTAGTTCTGGCATTATGACGCCAAATGAAGCGCGAGCTAAAATGGAGCTTGAGCCTTATGAAGGCGGCGATAAATTTTATTTAGGACTACAAGGAGCTTTAGTCGATCCTCTAATGCCTGCTCAAGGACTTGATGAACATGATCCAACAAATAGTTTAAACGAATAATGCCTTATTCAATAATTCATGATCATCCTGATTGCGCAAAAGAAAGCGGCGAAAGTGGAAAAAATCAAATTGGCGGCCACGCTGTTGTTAAAGATGACGATAATAAATTAATGGGTTGTCATAAAACGCATGAATCAGCAATGGATCAAATAACTGCTTTAAATATTGCAGAAGCTGAAAAAAAATCAGATAATAATGAAACTCAAGAAATAAGAGAAGTTAATACAAAGCCGCCAGAATTTATGCAAAAAAATGCGCAAAGAGGCCTTGATAATTTACGTAAAGCCGGACCTGGTTTAACTGATAAAACAAAAAGAGAAGCTAGAGCTATGGCTTCAGGGCAAAATGTTTCAACATCTAAAATTGTAAGAATAGCGGCGTGGCATAAGCGCCATATTGTTGATTTAGATCGAGAAAAGTCAAATCCAAATGATCCAGACACTTGGCGTTATTCTGACGTGGCTTTTTTGCTTTGGGGATCAAATCCGTGGACTAATCCTATGCAAGCAGCAGACTGGGCAGATAGAAAAATAGCTCAGTTAGTTAAAGAAGGTAAGCTTGAGCCTAGAAATGAAAGTGTAAATAAAAATAATGTATTAATTGAGTTTAATGCAGCTGAAGCAATATCACAGACAATTGAAAAGCAAAATAGTATTACTAATATAATAAGCATGGAAAGACAAACTGAAAATAGAAGTTTTACATTTGCAGCAGTTGAAGAAAGAAATGAAGATGATAAAGATACTTTATTATTTACAGGTTACGCTTCAGTATTTGATAAGCCCTACGGTGTAAGAGATCAAAAAGGACAATATAAAGAAACAATCAAACAGGGTGCAGTTAAAAAAACTTTAAACGAACAAGATGACGTAAGATTTTTAGTAAATCATGACGGCATTCCATTAGCTAGAACTTCATCAGGTACTTTAAAACTTGAAGAAGATGATTATGGTTTGTTTGTTAGAGCTGAACTTGATCCAACTAATCCAACAGTTGCTGAAGTTGCTAGCGCAATGAAACGAGGCGATTTAAACGAAATGTCTTTTGCTTTTGCAGCAATACGAGATGAATTTAACAAACAAGGCGATGAAAGAAATGTAACTGAAGCGCGGTTATTTGATGTGAGCGTTGTAACATATCCTGCAAATCCTTGGGCTGGAGCTAAATTAAGAGGTGTTGATATAGACAATCTTCATAAAAAATTAGTTGAAGCTAGAAGTGGTGAACAAGCAAAAGAAATTTTAGAAAGTTTTATTGACAAAGTTGCTGAAAGTAACGATGTTGATGAAGAGCGAAAAAATCCGAAAGTTGAGTTGCTAAAATTGCAACTTGAAAGAGATGGAATTCGCAAAGAGTCGTAACGCCGTAATCATTGATTACACCTTGCGCAACAATAAGTAAAAACATACAATAAGGAAATTATGAGTAAATTAATTGAAGCTAGAGAAGGCAAAGTTGCTGAGCTAGATGTATTAGTTGAAGAGCTTGAAACAATTGAAGCTGGAGATGAATTTGATGCAAAATTTGCAAGATCAAAAGAACTTCACGCTGAAGTAAAAGACTTAACAGCTAAAATAGACGAAGCAAGAGAAGCAGCTGAAACTTTAAAAGCAGTTAAAGAGAGCAGAAATGACCTTGGAATTGAAGAGGAAGACTTGAGCGAAAAAGAAGCTATTGTTGAAATAAATGAGCCTGATCTATATAGAGAAGGTAGCAATCACAATTTTATTGCTGATGCGTATTCATCAAGAAAAGGTGACTTTAAAGCACAAGAAAGACTTAACAATCATCAAGAGCATGAAGCTCGAGACGTTGGTACAGGAGCCTTTACAGGCCTTGTTGTACCTCAATATTTATTAGATATGTATGCACCGTTAGCTCGCGCAGGATCTGCATTTTATAATGCTGTTTCAAAAGAAAAGTTGCCAGATTATGGAAATCAAATTCAGGTTTCACGAATCACAACTGGAACAACAACTGCTATACAAGCTACAGAAAATGCTGCAGTATCAGAAACAGATATTGATGATACTTTGCTAACTGTAAATGTAAACACTATTGCAGGACAGCAAGACGTATCAAGACAAGCACTTGAAAGAGGCGGAGGAAACGGCTTCTCATTAGAGAATGTTATTTTCCAAGATCTTCTTTCTGCATACTACACAACAATGGATTCACAAATGTGGACAGGGACCGGAGCAAACGGACAACATACCGGAATGATCCAGGTCGGCGGAATTGGAGCTATCAGCTATACAGATGCTAGCCCAACAGTCGCAGAAGCATTTCCTAAATTAGCTAATGCAATTCAAACTGTTAACTCTAACAGATTTGCACCTGCAACAGCAATTTTGATGCATCCAAGAAGATGGGGTTTCTTCACCGCTGGTGTTGATACAACTAATAGACCACTAGTATTGCCTCAAGGCAATAATCCAGATAACGCCGTCGGCGTTGGCGATGCTGCTAAATATGGCAACGTTGTTGGTACACTAATGGGGCTTCCAGTTATCACTGATGCTAACGTTCAAACAAACGGTGGCGCAGGTGGCAACGAAGACTTAGTATGGGCCATTAAAATGGATGATCTTAAAGTCTTCGAAGATGGAGTTATGCAACTTAAATTCGAAGAAACAAATGCAGGTAACCTTACAACTAAAATGGTTGTTTACGGTTATTCCGCTTTTGCTTCTGGTCGTTACCCAGCAGGTGCTGCTTATGTATCTGGAACTGGTTTCGTTCCACCAACTTTTTAATAAAAGTTAAAAAATATATAATATGGTTTATGCGTGTCGGGCAACCGATGCGCAAGACCATTAAGAAAGAAAATTATGAGTAATAACAATTTAATAAAAGCATTAAAAGAAGAGCTCAAAGGCTATGAAGTTAATGGAAAGGCTAAACGTGCTGAAGAAGTTAAAAAAGCTATTAAAGCATTGGGTGGTAAAGCTGAAAAAGCTGACGCTACACCTAAAGCCGAAAAAAAAATAGATAAGAAGTAAACAATGCGCAAAAGTGTTGGCTATGGCAAAAAAAAGAAGGGTGGCAAGGGTAAAGGCCGCGGTGGTAAATAACCTATGGCAATTACTAATGGTTACTGTACTCAAAATGAGTTAAAAGGATTCGTTGGAATACCTACATCAGATAGTGAAGACGATAATTTACTTGATGATGCTGTTAATGCTGCTAGCCGACAAATAGACGCTTATTGCGGTCGAGTATTCTATGGAGACGCTAATGCAACTGCAAGAAAGTACTTTGCTACAGATCAATATAGATTACAGGTTGAAGATTTTTATACAACTGCGGGATTAGTTGTAAAATATGATGATAATGATGATGGAACTTATGAAACAACTGTTTCGGCAACAGATTATCAAACTCTCCCAATAAATAGTGTTGCTGGCGGTATTGTTACAACGCCATTTTATATTATCGAATTAATAGCAAGTAGCGCAAACCAATGGCCTATTGATTATTCAAGTAATCGTGCAACAGTTGAAATTACAGCTAAATGGGGATGGTCTGCAGTGCCTGAACAAATAAGACAAGCAACGCAAATGCTTGCAAGCGAATTATTTGCTATGCGTAATGCTCCTCTTGGTGTTGCTGGTGTTGGAGATTTTGGAGTTGTAAATATACAACAAAACCGAGAAATAACAAGAATGATTGCTCCGTTTCGCAAAGGCACAATTTTTGGTGTTGCGTAATGGCAACAATGACACAAATTCGAACAGGTTTAAAAACTACACTTGCCAATATATCAGGGCTGCGTTGCTATGATGTAATTCCTGATAATGCTATTAATTTTCCAGTTGCAATGTTTTTGCCAACAAGTATCGAATTTGATTTAGCAATGCAAAGAGGAACTGATCTCTATACATTCGATGTTTTAGTTGCCGTGCAAAGAACAGATGCAAGAACTGCTCAGGATAAGTTAGATGAGTTTGTTACTGGAAGCGGTAGCAAAAGCATACGTCAAATTATTTATAACAATAAAACTTTAGGCCTTGCTAATACAGATGCTAGAGTGGTTAATATGAGTAATTACAGCGCAGATTTTAATTTAAACGGAATTGATGGAATTGGTGCAAATTTAGAAATACAAGTGTACACAAAAGGCTCAAGCTAATGAGTGGTTGTTGTGGAGCCTGTCCAGATAATTGTAAAGGTGGTCGATAATGGCTAAATATAAAATAATTGGAAATAAAAAAGTTATGGATAAAATTAAAGGCGATGTTATAACTATTGAAGATGACAAAGTTGCAAAATCATTAATTAAAGGTGGACATATAGAGCCTACTACAATTAAAAAAAGACGCGCTAGAAAAAAAGACGGAACTTTTATAAAAGACAATAAAAGCACACCTGAAATAAACGAAGCATGGGAAGAGATAAAATAAATGGCTAAATTTGTATTTAATGATGGAAAAGTATTTTCTGGCGGTTATGATCTTAGCGATCATACAACTTCTGTTAATCTTGAAATTACAGCTGAAGAGTTAGACTCAACAACAATAAACAGCGGTGCTTTTAAAGAAAAATTAGGCGGCCTTAAAGATAGCTCGTTGCAAATTGATGGATTTTATGAAGCAGGAGCAAATAAACCTGATGCTTTATTAGGCGCTTCAATGGGTAATGAATTGGTTGTAACAACTGTGCCTGATGCGGGTGTAGGCAATGTAGCATATTTTATGAAATCAAGATTATTTAATTATTCAATATTGGGTGAAGTTGGCGGCATTGCGCCTTTTAGTATAACTAAAAATCAATCATCTGATGAAGTTGTTAGAGGCACGATCCAAATAGATGGCGCACTAACTGCTTCAGGTAATTCAACAGGCACCCAGCTTGGAGCAGTAAGCGCCGCTGAAAAGTGTTATGCAGCTGTACATTGTTACGGCGTAAGCGGAACATCAAGCCCAACAATTACTTTTAAATTACAATCAGATGACAATTCAAGCTTTACAAGTCCAACTGATCGTGCAACTTTTACAGCTATAACAGCAATCAACGCTGAAATTAAATCTGTTGCTGGCGCTGTAACTGATCAATATTGGAGATTAAATTACACAATATCAGGAACCAATCCAAGCTTTTCAATTCATGCTGCAATCGGTATTGAATAAAAATATTTAAAAACATTACGCATTTAAAATAATCTATGTTATAATTATATTATAAGTTAAACAAACGGAGGACTAAATGAAATATACAGGAACTTTTACAAAAGATCTTGTCAGAACTGAAGTTATTGAATTTGAAGAAATATCAAGAGCTAAGGCAACACAAAAAATGCGTGATAAGTTAAGAAATAAAACAGAAGAAGGCGTTGTTGCTAATTTATTTGAAATACATAGAGCTGACGCAGATTTAATTTGTAAATGGACAATTGACAAAAATCTAATTATTAGTGAAAAATTTACTATATAAACAAACGGAGGACTAAAAATGGCAATGACTAAAAAAGATTATGAAGCAATAGCCAAAATAATCAAATTTAACGAAACTAAATCACAAGTTACTTTAGGACTAGCATCAATATTTGAAGATGATAATTCTAATTTTGATACAGGCAAATTTTTAAAAGCCTGTAGTGAGGACTAAATGAAAAAGAAAAAAGAAACAGATGTTGAAATTTCAACAAAAGGTATTGATACAAATAAACATATTTTTATTATAAAAGATCAACCAGTTAATGAAGTTGGCAAAAAATATATGCACGATGGCAATGTTTTTATTATTGTGTCAGATGAAAAAAATAGTGTCCATATTAATATTGATAAAAATATTTTTGATAGTTGGATTCAAGCTTATTTAGAAGGTGATTTTATTCGATACAGAAGCGGTATTATACAAGGTAAATTAATTCAAAGACAACAAAAGTTTATTGAAGTATTACAAGCAAAAGTGAGTAAATTGAAAGAATATCAATTACAAAATTCAAAAAAATAAAACGTAAAATCTCCGTTTACGTACGTGAAAGCCTCTTACCTGTTAAGAGGTTTTCTTTTTAATAACGTATAAACCTTTATTCAATTATTCATATTTAAAATAAATATATTGAAAGGAGTTTATTTTGGCAAAATTTGTATTAACAGATGCAAGCGTTGTAATTAATTCGGTTGATTTATCAGACCATGTTAGCAGCGTTACTTTAGATATTACAGCAGATGAAATTATGACAACAAGCATGGGCTCGACGTTTCAGTCGAGAACAGGAGGCTTAAAATCAGGTACTTTAAGTATAGAATTTCAGCAGGACTTTGCTGCTAGCGAAGTTGACGCTACAATGTTTCCATTGTTAGGAACAACTACAGCTTTTGTAGTTAAACCAACAAGCGGAAGCGTTGCAGCTACAAATCCATCTTATAGTGGATCAATTTTAATAAATCAACATATACCATTAGCTAATGGTGTTGGTGAATTATCAACAATGTCTGTATCCTATCCAACATCTGGCGTAATTTCACGAGCAACTTCTTAATGGGAAATATGATCGTTGTGATGAGCGACGGTACAACATTCGAAGTTAAGATTAAGCCAGGAGATATTGTTAAATTTGAAAGAAAATTTGACATACCTATTTCAAAGTTAAATGAAGAACAGCGTTACGAATGGTTGTTATATTTGGCTTGGCTTGCTTCAAAGCGAAATGGCGTAATTGATGATTATGATGCTTGGGTTGAAAAAGTTGAAGAGCTTGACATTTCTGGATCAAGTGATAATTTAAAAGCGTAAACGGGTTTATTGACTTAATCGCTGCAATAGCAGTTGAAACAGGAATAGATCCGAATGCTTTATTAGAAACTGATATCGAAATTTTTAATGCAATTATTAAAGTTATAAATAAAAGGTACGAGAATTAATATGGTTAAAATTGCTGGAGACTTTACTATTGATAACTCTGAATTAACAGAGTTACGTAAAGATTTAAACAAGTACGGCAAAAAAGACGTATTAAAAGTATTATCAAAATTTCATAGAGAAATTGCTAAAGAGCAGCTTGTTGATATTCGTGCAAGAGCTAAAAAACAAAGAGTGCCAAAAGCTAAAGCTTCGGCTATGGGCTTTACAGCTTCAGGAACACGTACAGAAGCAAAAATTAATATAAAACGTAACGATAAAAGACCAAGTACATTTTCAATGGAATTTGGCCGTCGTTATATGTACGTCCCAACAAAAACAGGTAAAACAAGAGCCGTAACAAGACAGCAAGTTGGCAACTTACGATATTCAAGACCAGGTGCTGATTTTCCTTATAAAAATTGGATCGGTCATAGATTTACTTCAGGTGACAGTACCTTTTCACAATTTGGTAAAAAAGGCTATGTAGTTGGTAAAACATTAGATAAAAATCAAAATAAAATAGCAGATACATACAACGATAGAATGTACGACGCATTAATGAAAGCAATAAGATAATGGTAGCAGAAAAAAAAGTTTCGATAGCAATTATAGGTAAAACTAAAAATTTTACTGATAGTTTAACTAGATCGCAAAAAGCAATGGGCAAGTTTAGCTCGGTTGCAGGTACACTTGGAAAAGCAACAGTTGCTGGATTAGGCATTGCTTCAGTTGCTGCTGTTACACTCGGCAAAGATTTAGTTAATTTAGGATCAGATGCTAATGAAGCACGATCCGCTTTTGAAACTACATTCGGCGAAAGTGTTCCTAAGCTATCTGGTTTTGTTGATGAGTTTGCAAATAAAGCCGGTTTAGCAGCACACGAACTTGAAGGTCTATTAACTCAATCAGGTGCAATCATGCAAGGTATTGAATTTACAGGCGAAGCTTCTGCAGATTTATCAGTTAAGTTAGCAACACTTGCCGGAGACGTAGCTTCATTTAGCAACGTTCAGGGAGGCGCAGAGCCAGTTATGCAAGCCTTCACTAAAGCTTTACTTGGGGAAAGAGAAAGTTTGAAAACCTACGGTATCGCCATAATGGAAGCAGACGTACAGCAACAGGCTTTTATAATGACAGGTAAAACTTCTGCTTCAGAATTAACAAAACAAGAAAAAGCTTTAGCAACTTATGAATTATTATTGCAAAAAACAAAAGTACAACAGGGCGATCTAAACAGAACGCAGGAAAGTTTTGCAAACAAATCCAGAGCTGCGCAAGCTAAAATTAAAGATTTAAAAGTTACAATGGGTACAGAATTGCTGCCTGTAATTGAAGAGTTGTTGCCAGTCATAGTTGATCTTGTAACTGAAGTTGGCCCTCATTTAGTTGAAGCTATAAAGGCTGTAGCGCCATTTATACAAGTTGTAGGTGAACTACTTTCAGCTTTAGCTCCGCCAATAATTGCAGTTGTAACTTTGTTGTTAACGTTACTTGCACCAGCATTTAAAAAAATGACAGAAATGGTTGATAAATTTTTAAAACCGTTTTTTGTTAACTTACCTAAAAACTTTGAAAATATGATTAACAGAATAATTAATAGTTTAAATGGATTTATTAGAACTATTAATGGTTTTGTTGACAAAGTTGCAGGTGTACTTGGCAAAATTGGTATAAATATTGATTTGCCTAAATTAAAAGAATTTGGAAACGTTTCTTTTGGATTTGCTGAAAGTGAAGTTAAAAGATTAACACCTAAAGAAATTATTGATCCAGCAGCAACTATTGATACTTTATCGCAATCTGCAATTGCCACTCAAAATAATTTGTTAGATCCAAGAAACGGTTTAACAGTTAATTTTAATGCGCCGGTTAGTGATCCAAATGAAGTTGTAAACGCTTTAAATAATTATACAAATAAAAACGGTCCTCTTAATCGAGTATTAACAATAGTATAATGGCAGCTCCTACAGTAAGAGTTAGAATGGGATTTACTCCTAATACATTTACGCTTGATGATTTAGTGAGAGGTGTTTTAAATTCTGCTATTTTAGGTGGTGCTGTAACTTTAACTGATGTAACCAGCGATGTGCAAAATGTTTCAATTAGTCGCGGGCGATCAAGAGATTTGGCAACTTTTAATACAGGAACTTGCAAAGTAAGACTTTTAAATAATGCAAGAAAATATGAAAATACAAATACTTCAAGTCCATACAGTCCAGGCATTGAGCCTATGATGGCAATACATGTTGATGCAACAACAGATAGTGGAAGCACATATAAAGATTTATTTGTAGGTTTTGTAACGGACATTAATTTGTCGTACCCTGACGGAAGCAACTCTTTTGCTGATTTTGATTCAGCTGATGGCTTTATGAAAATAGCAAATACAAATTTAATTAATGCTTCTTTTTCAAGTACAGATAGCGGATCATTAGTTAACGCTGTTTTAGATAATGCAAATGTAAAGTTTGGTGCGGATCGTAATATTGAAACAGGTATTTCAACTATGCAATCTTTAAGCGGCGTTAATGAAAATACATTGTCGGTTTTACAAAAAATTGAACGATCGGAAAATGGTTTGTTGTTTATGTCTAAAGATGGAAAATTAACTTTTAAATCAAGGCACACAACTTTTCCAAGCAGCCCTGCCGCAACCTTTAGCGATGATGGATCAGACATTCCATATTTGCGTGTCGATTATATAAATGACGATAATGAAATTTTTAACGTTGTTTCGCTGCAAAGAATTAGCGGATCAGTGCAAACTGTTCAAGATGTTGGATCACAAGGAAAGTATTTAATTCGTACGTTATCAAGAGATAATCTTTATAACAACAGTGATGCAGAAGTTAATGATGCAGCAAATTTTTTATTAGGTAAATTTAAAGATGCTTTAATTAGGTTTGATAATCTGATTACTGATTTAACCCAAGCAAGCACAAGCAATCAAAATACAATATTAGATCGTGAAGTCGGCGATGTTGTCAAAGTTGAATTAACACCACCAGGCAGCGGATCGCCTGCACAAATAACCTCAAATGAAATTATTGATTCAATTAGCTATAACATTACCCCAGAAATTTTTACATGCTCCTACAAGCTATCTAATGCCGATGTTCAGGCGTATATGCGTTTAAACAATACATTATTTGGTGTATTAGATACAGACAAAGTTGGGTATTAATGACATATACAAAGTTTGATAAAAGCTAAAGGATAAAATAAAAACATGGCAAACGGATTTAAAGTATTTAGTGTAGGTGAAGTATTAACTGCAGCCGATGTGAATGATTATTTAATGGAGCAATCTATTTCAATTTTTGCTAATTCTACTGCTAGAGATGCTCAAATTACATCACCAATTGAAGGAATGTTTTGCTATTTAGCAGACAGCAATGTTTTACAATTTTATAATGGATCATCGTGGGCTGGTTTTATAGGCGAGGGTGATATAACAGGAGTAACCGTTACAACAGCAGGAACTTCTGGATTATCAGGAGGTGCAACTGCAACTTCAGGCGCTTTCTCATCAACGTTAGTTATTTCGCCAAATAGTGCTACATCAGCTACTGTAGCTTCGGGAGATATAGTTTTAATTGGCGACGCTAGTGCTAGCAACGCAGTAAAGAAAACAACAGTAGCCGATATCGTTGCACTTGCCCCAGCAGGTGTATCATTAGGCTTAGTATTGGCATTAAGCTAGGAAAGGATAAGTTATGGCAGATACATTACATTCAGTTCAAGGCGTTCTTGGAACTTCAACAGCAGATATTGTTGACGCAGTTCCGTCATCTACGACTGAAACTTGTATTGGTATATTAGTTTCAAACGTAAGTGGATCAAGCGCAGACGTTACAATAGATTTAAGCGTAATTAAGTCTAGTGGTACACTACGACACGTTTTAAATAATGTTTCACTACCATTTGGTACAACAATAGAAAT